TAATCATCTACCTAAAATCTTAGCTAGACTGTAGTTTAAAAGTGTTGTAGTTGCGGGTGGCAAATTCCGCATGAATTTTTGCGTCGCGCCCGTCGACCCAATAACTCTAGTCAACGAAGTAAACGTATTTGCGTTCAACCCTTGTGTAAAAATATCTGGCATTCCAATTCTACTTGGAAGACCGATTCCGTTTAAATAAGATGGAACTTGTATACCACTTGTAGCACCTCCTGTCACATTTGACAATGATGAATTGACCGCACCTGCCATCATGTTTCTAGAAGTAGAATTTCCACCCATTTCGGTCAAAATATTCTGAGCATTTCCATATATATTCGTCGACGGAGACTTCAAACCCGACTGATTTGAAATGTCTGTTCCGAAAAACATTATGTCTGGCTTGATAACGGTTTTCCATGTATTATATGAAAATGAAACTGTAAATTTATGGTAAGTAGATTGAGACCCCCAATCAAGGTTTAAATCGGAAACTGAAATGGGGAATGCTTCTGAGATTTCAACAGAATATGGGGATTGACCATTCCATCCAATTTGATAGATATTGATCGTTCCGACTGCCGAAAGCCTATATTTTACGTTACCAGTATCGTTATTAAAAATTATTCCCAACCATTTATCGAAAATTGTTTTTTCGATCATGCTATCAGAACATCTAAATGTGATATTCAAGTCGTCGTTTGATCTCTGATATGCAAATTTATTTACGGTTCCATAAGACCGATATTCTTTTGTTTCTATTCTCTGAGCAGGAAATTCCGTTGACTCGATTGAGAACCTAATATCGTCTGGAAGGCTGACGCCAAGAGGTGGAGTTATTTGACAAACAAACCTTGCCGAAGACGCAACTCCAGTTTGTCTAATTTTGCTTAAGAACTCAGTAATCATTTGCGATTCTCATCGAATTTTTCCAAACTATTTGCTTCGACTCTTTTTTAAATCTTTCCAAGTTTAAGAAAATAACTTGGTTCCATTCTGTTGCATCAACGTGAATTACATTTCCTATGATGTGACTAGGAAGATATTGTTTAACGCAAGGAAGAATAAACCTGAACATAGAAAGACGTTTTAAATATTTATATGTCACCAAAAGCCTACTCTTCTCATCCACTCCACCTCTTAACTTACGTTTCATTAGACCGTTCAATATAAATGCTCGAACTTTAGGAGGAAGATAATGTAAATTCAACCCAAGCATTCGGTCTCGATAAATATGAATAGGAATAACAAGTGGGAATGTGTCGTAGTGTTTTAGTGATTCTTTTGTTTTTGGATCATATCGAAACATCACAATTCGACCAATCTTTGCTGTCGAAGATTTTGCTTCCTGAACAAGGGATCCTGGAGTTATCTTTAATTTTTTTTGTGCGTCGCGAACCTTTAGAATGAACCAACTTTCCGAGATGAGTTCTGCTTCTCGAATTTGAGAAGGAACAAGTTTAGCAATTTTCTTTAAAAGAGTAGTCATATACCGTATTTATGGTTGACTTTCGAAACATTTTCGTATATAATTAACATTTACGGTCTGTCTGAGAGGTAACATAATGATTTTGGTAGATTTTTCTCAAGTTCTAGTTTCAAATATGGCAATGCAGGGAAAAGATTTAAATGAAGATCTAGCCCGACATTCAATCATCATGACTCTGCTGTCCTTCAAGAAAAAATTTGGATCCAAATATGGTGAAATGATTTTAGCAATGGATAATCGTAATTATTGGAGACGCGATATCTATCCAGGATATAAAAAACATCGAGAAGAAGGTAGAAAATCATCCAGTATAGATTGGAACGAACTTTATCGAATTGGTAATATCCTGAAGGAAGAATTTAAAGAAAACCTTCGATGGAAAATAATTGAAGTTGAAAAGGTTGAAGCAGATGACATCATTGCTATCTATGCTATGAAGTATTGTCAAGAACCGACGATTATTATTTCAAGTGATGAAGATTTCAAGCAACTTCAAATAAACCCACACATTACCCAATGGTCGTCGATTGGAAAGAAATATGTTATATCACCCGACCCAGAACAAGATCTTTTGAAGAAAATAATTTCTGGAGATAGTGGGGATACGATTGCAAACATTTTAAGTCCAATTGATTGTAAATTAACTGGGGTTCGCCAAAAACCGTTGACAGCAAAGCGGATAAAAGAGTTGATTAACAATCCAGCACTATTATTTCAACCCGAATATAAGGAAAGATTTCTTCAGAATCGAGATTTGATCGACTTTAATAAAATTCCATCGGAAGTAATAAATATAGTAAGCGAAGCAATAGAAAACGTAGATCATAACAAAAGCCAACAAAAACTGTTCAAGTATTTTGTGAAAAATCGACTTTCTAAGCTAATTGAAGAAATTCAACATTTTTGAGGAAGAAGCATCATGCAAGACGTAAAAAGTTTAACTCCAATTTCAACAATCGTAAATTGGTTGAGCGCAGCAGCCAATGAAAAAGAACAAGAAGATATTTTTAATAAATTGTCAGCAGACGATAAAGCTCTTCTAACTAAAGTTATTAACGCAACATATTTCGAAGATAGAAATTATATCGACGTAAGTGAAGTAAATTTTGAACCAATTAAAGGCCCAGCAATTATTCCCTTTAATAAGGTATTTGACAAACTTTCAATCTTTACAAACGACCCATCAAATATCGTCGATCAATCGAGAAAATATGATCTGTTGATTATGACTCTTGAATCATTAGATCCACAGGATGCAGTTCTTCTCTTGAAAATTCTTAAGAAGTCAATTGGATTTGAAACAGTTTCTCAAGACCTTCTAAAGAAATATCTAGGGATTGACACTCTCCCAATCAAATTCACCAAGAAAGAAAAATCCAAATCGTTGGAAGGTTGATAATGCCCATTTATGATTATGTTTGTCCACATTGTAACGAAAAATCAGAATATTTTATCAAGTCTAGTGATAGAAAAGATATTATGACGTTGCAATGTAAATCTTGTGACATAGAAGGGGAAATGATCTATTCCCCAACCTTTTCTGGAATTTGTGCCGACACTGCTCTTGGGTTTGAGCGCAACGGAGTTCGGAAATGTTCAGACGACTTTAGGGAGAAACTAAGAAACATAAAAAATACTTATAATAAAGACATGCAATGCTCAATCAATCTTTAGAAAAACAACACCACAGGATTTGAAAATGACTAGACATTTTTCGGTCGATGTAGAAGTCAAAGAAAGAGGCACTCGCAGCAAAAGGCAGTCAACAAAAACAGTTTCAAAATCTAATAATATTGCTTTAAAATACGATGTCAAACCATTGAACGAATCTCAGCGCCAATTGATGTTTGCACTAGAACAAGGTATGTTTGGAATTGCCGCAGGATCAGCTGGAACTGGAAAATCATTTCTTTCTTTAAACTATGCGTTGAACGAACTTCTATCTGGAAGAACACAAAAAATCATATTGTTGCGCAGTGCAGTCGCAACCCGAGACGTAGGTCATCTACCTGGATCACTAGAAGAAAAGGGTGCTATCTACGAAGAACCGTATAGAAATCTAGTCAATGAACTTTGTGGCGATGGCACTGCATACGAAGTCCTTACCAAAAAAGGATTCATCGAATTTCAACTCACCTCGTTTCTCCGAGGTCTAACTTTCTCGAACTGCATTGTCGTCATTGACGAAGCACAAAACAACAAGTGGGAAGAATTGCGGACAATTGTGACCCGTGTTGGCCAAGATTGTCAATTGATAGTTTGTGGCGATACAAAACAATCCGACTTTGACCCAAAGAGAGAAAAATCTGGATTCGCTCAACTGTTAGAGATTGCTAAGAATCTTCCGAAATGGTTTGACATCACGACATTCAGACCACAAGACATCGTTAGATCGGCTTTTGTAAAAGATTTCATAATCGAGGTTGATAGAGTTATCCCTTGAAAGTCTCAGCAGAAATCGTCGAAAACATCGGAAGGATCTACACGGTTGATGGAGTGAAATATCCTTCCGTTACAACCGTCCTTGGAGCATTGGACAAAGGGGACGGTCTTCTTCAATGGAGAGAACGATTAGGAAACGAAGAAGCCGATAAACAAACTAAATTTGCAACCGATATTGGAACTCATTTCCATCTACTTTGTGAACAATATTTAAAGAAAGAAGAACTTTCACAATGTAACACCGAAGAAGAACAGTTAGCTCTAAAGATGTTCAAACCAATTCGAAAGATTCTTGACAAGATAACTCCAATTTGCCAAGAACAATTTGTGGTTTCGAAAACACTTAGAATCGCTGGAAGGTTTGATCTACTTGCCTATGAAAACGATGAAGTCGTTTTGATTGATTTTAAAACATCAAAAGACGTGAAGCCAGATTGTTACTTGGATTCGTACAAACTTCAATTGGCTTTCTATGCCAACATGATCAAGGAATCTGGTCTCCCAGAACCAACAAAGCACAAATTGATCATTGGAACCAGAACTCTTTTCCCACAAAGAAAAACATTTCTACCATCTGAAACTCCAATGAAAACATTAAAACAGGCAAGACTAAACTTCTACAACAAATTTGGATTTTAGATCACTTCAATCCGAAGTCAGCTGGAATGGGCTTGACAAACCATCAAAAAGAAGTTAAACTGTCTGATAAACAATTTCTTCAAGGTTAAAGATAAATACCTAAGATTGTATATAGACTCGGAAGGTCTATATATAATGAACAAGTCGGAGTACTGTCCGCGACGACTCTAAATACTAATAGCAACGAATTCTGATCCTCGATTGCTGACAAGAAAAGGGGATTGTTCTACAAACCGGAACTTTGAAATGAGGATGGATCCCAATAAAAATCAGGGATGAAGTTAGTTTCCAAGACGTATATGTACTTCCAACGTTGCGTCGGAACACTCCACCATATGTGAAAAGGGGAAATCGAAAGGTGGGTGGATTAAGAAGTACCACCCAAACCATCGAAAGAACCAAGGCGCTCTTAGTCGAACCATCGGCGAGGAGATATGAAACGTAACGGGCGACATGTTTTAAATGCTCAGGGTTTAGACGCAAACGACTTCCTTTAAGGGTGAAAACTACCGAGTTGGGTTCCTCGGTCGACCGAAGCAATTGGTCGAATAAATCTGCCAGTCGATAAGAAAATAACCTGAGGCGCTGAGTTTCTTCCGAACTCTCGTGGACGAGAATAAGTAGAGTTGATTTAACATCCATCTACTTGTCGTAGTCGAATGTGAAATTATAGAAGCAGTTGAAGAAGATGTAGTCGATGTTGATGTAGTCGATGTTGATGTAGTCGATGTTGATGTAGTCGATGTTGATGTAGTCGATGTTGATGTAGTCGATGTTGATGTAGTCGATGTTGATGTAGTCGATGTTGATGTAGTCGATGT